CCAGTCGTAATTGCATCTAGTGCTGTTAGTCCGTAAGCGGTATTATTAGCGGCTGAATCATCTGTGCCTGATACATCGTGAGTGTAGATAGAGTTGTTTGAAGTATCTGCAAAAAATGGAATACCATTAATAGTTGTTGCAGTTAATGTTTCAACTTTATCTGATGTTGCACCTATCGTTAAAATCTCTACCCAAGCGTCATTATCCTTGTTTCTCATATACAGCTTGTTATCATCTAAATCAAACCACCATTGATTAGCATATGTCGTGCTTGGTGCTGAATTACCAGAATTATTAGTTGCAACTGCACCTAATGCGTTGTTCAGATCGGTTCTTGTAGCTGGGAACGTCTGATTGGCTATGTTATAATCGTGTTGTGACATTATGTTCTCCTTATAATGTTATTTGTTTTATTTGTAAAGTTATATGGCTCTGCCTTGTCCATTGGCAACATAATCAAATGTTATATCTTGTGCCGCACCACCAGCATTAGTAAAGGTTACACTAAATCCTGTTGCCGATTTATTAGTGATAGTTGTTTGTATATTCTGTGCGGCGTTCTGTGCAAGAATAACAACACTTGGCTCTGCAAAAAATGCTGTGTTAAATGTAACTGCTTTCGTACCAGCACCGCTTGCTATGTTAGATCCTGTATCAGTTCTATCAGCCATAAATAATCTAACTTGTGCGTTGTTTACTTTTGGTGATTGTGAGCTTGTATTTGTTGTCAATACCAATTGAAACTTAGCAAATCTAAATTCATAATTACCATCTTGAAATGGTGTAAATGCTGTATAAGTTGAATTATCATCTGAAGTTGAGATAAATAACTTAGCGTCCATATTAGGTGAAGCACCAGCACTATCAAACAAACCTTGTGCTGAGTCAAATAACCCAGAGTGTCCGTCAAATGATGAAACTCGATCTAATTGATCTACATTTAAAAATGAAGATACTCGACCTTGATATTTTGCACCCAATGAAATTTGATTAGCAAAAGTATAAGTTCCTGTGCTTTCAAATCCATCAACTTCATCAAAGAAACCAACTCTATCGTCGAAGTCACCACTTACTGCGTCAAATAAGGTAACTGCGTCACCAGCAAGAATTAAAGAATTATCTTCAACAACAACTTGAGATTTAGTTCCAGCAAATGCTGTTTCTTCAGTTATTGTAGTTGCAAGGTTTTGACCAGCAAATTCTGATACAGTTCCTATAACACTTCCAGCAGTTAAACTTTCGTGTCCTAATAAATCAAATGCCTTAATAAAATAAACCCCAGCTTTAGCTGGTACTATGACTGAGTTAGCTGGTGGACTGACCTTATCAACTAAGACAATACTATTAGGATAACTATCATCAGCATTTGGTGAATATCTAATATGATAATACGCTAAATCTAAATCAGTAGAAGGATCCCATTTTAAAACTGCAACTTGATCTTGAAAGTCAATTGAAAAGTTTGCAACATTAGCTGGTGGATCACTAAACCCAACAACAAAATGATCTCCAGCAACATAAGCTGATTTATAACCTAGTGTGTTTATTGCTCGTGCTTTAACATTATATGTAATACCACTTTCAACTGATATTTCTCTTTTTGCATTAGATGATATTCCAGCAGATTTATAAATTGTATCTGTACTCTTTTTGTAAACCACCTCAAATTTATCTACAAAAAAATCTGAAGTTCCTTTTAATGTAACAGTCATTATCACATTTAAATTACCTTCTGTAACATTAACAGGCGTGTCAGTTATAGAAACTAATACAGGAGCTTGAACAGTTTTTGGGTTTGGCAAAAATGTGACAGGGGCAGATGGTTTTTGTATCTTAGTATTGTAACTATAAGCGTCAGCGGAATATTCTAAACCTTTTACTCCTACTGTTCCATTATTCTGTAAAGTGATACCCATACAAATATAATTTTTAGAACTAAACCCCATTCCACTATGAGTGACTTGAAATATATCACCTATTGTTAATTCTTGGGCTTCTGATGTAGCTTGAAAAGCAATCTGTAAACCAGATCGTGATCTTTTTAAAACTAACTCAGCAAAATCTTCAGCTTGATATGGATTGGTCGTGCAAGGTAATTGCATTTCAAAATGTAATTCTTCATCATTATCATTAGAAAGCATTGTTGCATATTTAAAACTTGCAGCAACATTTGTTTCATCTGAAGGTGGATAGATCGCTTCGTCTGGTTGATAGTTTCTTTCTTCGTTATCAAATCGAGCTATAACCCTGTTATATTTTTTCTGCTTATTTTCACCAATAACATTTATTCCACCAATAATCATATCTTCAGTTATTGATAAAACACTTGATCCTGTGCCTTCAACTTTAAGAGTGTATAAACCGCCACTATATGTGAAGAAAGCTCTCATTGATGAAAGTAATTTTTTAACATTATCAATTATTTTTGTTTTATTGCCTAATGCAGTATGAGCTTCAAATAAATTAATTTGTGATCCACCACTAAATGGAGTGACTTGCGTATTACAAACACTAGCGGCAGTAGTAAAAGCAGAAGTATCTATATCACTTGTAGATAAACCTTTACCATATCGAGTAGAAGTTAAATAATCATACAAGCATAAAGCTGGATTAGCAGAATAGGCATAAGTCGACCCTGTTAAATCCGTTAAGACTTGTTTACCTTTAATAACAAAATTGATCTTAGGTATTCCGTTAAATGCGTCAGCGTTATATTTAAATCTAAAAATAGCGTGACAAATGCCTTTACCTTTATGTTTATCTAACCAACCTAATCTATTAACACCAAACTCACCAGCAAAATCATCTCCATAATCATAACCATCATCAGTACCATTAAACCAAACAAACTCTGTTGGAAAAATATCTGTATCTACTTCATCTATAACCTCGACCGCCTTATACATTGGGTGATCTGTCTCAATGCTTAAATTTGATGAATTAGTCGGAGCAGTTGTTGGTGTAGGTGAAGTTAAGTTTGATTTACTGCTTATAGTTGTGGCTGTACCATAAGTTGTATCTGACCCTGTGTAAGTTGCATATAATTGATCGTCTAAATATAACTCAGTAAACTTAGCAACTTGACCTTCACATAGAGCCATAACAACATATAAATATTGATTATCGTCTGTTGTTGCTAACCAAACAATATTACCGCCAATTCTACGAGTACCATATATAACAGGCAGTGAATCATTACTGTTTCGTTTATTAACTAACAATCCATCACCTTGAAGCATAGCCTCAAAGTCTGGCATATCTGGTATATCTGGGATCATCCACCCAAATAAAAAATCACCAATATCTTCAATAATGTCTACAATAGGATCAATAATATCTTCTATGACATCTACAATATCGTCAATTATACCACCCATTTATACCCCTATTCCGTATTGACTACCGAGTTTTCTAAATCCTAATCTTTCAAATAACATATCTTTTCTTTCCATATCTTTAGCGTCACTTGTAGCCAATATTAATGGCACTAAATTCTTTTCAGCTATATTGTTAAATTGTTTAATAAGTTTACTTGCGTTATCAAATGTGCGGTGATCTTCTTTTACAAAGAAAAAAGTATTAATTAACATTTTACTTTCTGACCACCACCACCTTGTAATACTACCACCAATAGTACCAATGATTTTTTTATCGTGTATCAATAATAAAACTAATCCTTGATCTATTAATCCTTTTAAATATCTAGCACCTAATTGTTTGTTGTATGGCGGATAGATTGTATTGGCCTCATCTGGCATAAGAATTAATAAATTAATTAATTCTGGTATATGGTTTTGGTTTGCTTTAATTACAGAATAATCACTGCTTGTCATTCACTTTACCCCATTCGATATCTACCATCATTGAATCAGAAAATTCAAAAAACCGATCACCAGCAAATATTTGTTGTTGTGAACTGTCATTCGTTCTTCTACCTTTTTTCATTTCAAAGTTTGCCCAATGATTGGCAACATTAATAGATATTCGACTTGAGGTTGTCGTTTCGTTTATATTATATCCAGAGATATAACCTAAGAATATTGTGTAAGGATTATCAACTAATGATCCTGTATCAGTTAAATATGCTCTAATAATTTTAACAGGTCTATGTATGTGTTCATTACTTAATAACAGGCTAATAAAAGTTTGACTTGCACCTTCTAATACAAATTGAACATTACTCGTTGCAATCTGACTTGATTCAGTAATTGTAGGTATTTGTAAAATGTCAGCACCAGCAGTATATGTATTGCTATTAAATGTAATATCATAATACGCTGTAGTTCTATAATAGATTGTACTACCAATAGTAAACTGAATTAAATGTATTTGATCTAAATGATCTGTTGCTAATTCTGTTTTAAGGGTAGCGTGTAAACCTCTTGACATTATAGAACCTCAATAAAATCTAATTCGTATCTAAATAAAGCGTCTTGTCCTATTTGAAACTCTTGGACATCATTTTTCAATGCAACTGTGAATGGAACACTATCATAAGTAACTGCTGAATTATCAGCCAATGCAGTTGTTAATGGTGGCTCTATTGTTACTGTTGCCGCATTACTTGATGACGTTACATCAGATACGACCATATAAACTTTATCGTGTGAAGCAAACTTAATATAATCACCAGCTTTAAATCGACCAGCACCATCACCAGCAAATGCGTCCATAGCAATAGTTGTATCTCCAACAGCGTGAACTCCGTTCACTAATACTGATCCTGTTTCAGTTCCTAATGCGTCATCAATAATTGGTGGTGTATATGTAAAAGTTTCTTTTCTACCTCTTTGTGAATTAATAAAAGCAAATATCGGAGCAAAGTTTGTTCTAGTCATTGGTGGAAACGATACTGTCATTTCCCATCTTTGATTTTGTAATTGTCTAGCCTGTCTGCGACCACTAATAGATGTAGATACAATCGTTGTTTGATTGTTTTTAATTTTTATAGCGTTTGCAATCGGTGTTGTTGGAAATGCACCACTCATACTAGAGCCGCCTGACCTTTATTATTCAAAGCAGTATTAATCATATTTACTATTTGTCCTCGTCTTGTATCTAGTAAAGCACCGAATGACTGTGCGTCTACTGTTGTTATATTAAAGTTCACAGTATGACCACCACCTGTTAATTGATGATTAGGTGTAACTGTTCCAGCAGTAGCTGGTGTAAATAATTCTGGGCCGCGTTCCCCAACTAAAAATGGAGTTCCTTGTTGTCTTGATCCACCAAACATAGCGGGTGGTTGTTGTGCCGCAATAGTTGCAACTTGTATAGCACCCATCGCACCGATAGCTATTGCCATTGGAATACCAAAAGCACCACCTTGTGCTAATGCTTTACTAACACCAGCTGCAGTATTCATTATAGCTTCGCCAATGTTTAATGCTTGATTTAATCTAAACATTTTCTTATTCATCTTTGCCGCTTCTTGCAAGGTTGCTCTAGCACTATCTTTGACAAATTGACCTTTTTCTTTCTCGGTCATATCAGCAATATTTATTTCTTGGAATTTACCAGATTTAAATTTGTTTAAGTTTTGTTGATTAAATCTTTCTCTTTTTTGTGCTTCTGCTTTTTGAATTGCTGTTATTTTTTCTTGAAAATTTAATTCTAATGCTACTTTTGTTTCGTGCAACTGATTAAATAAAACTAATTCCTCTTCAGAAAGTTCTCTTGTTTTACCTAATTGTGCGTCTCTTTTTATTTGACCAAGTTTAATAAGTTGTTCTTGTACTAATTCAAATTCTTTATTATTTTTTTCAGTAAGTAATTCTAATTCAGTTTTATTTGCTTGGATAATCCCACTTAAATCTCTACTAGCTTTAATTTCTTCTCTTGGTTTTGGACCGCTACCTGCAACATCACGCATAGTCGGTCTATTTTTTTCAAATGAAATCCTACTAAAGACTTTTAACTGTTCTTCTAATACTTTTAATTCTGATTCTAATTGTGTTACTGCTTTTTTTGATAAATTTTCTCTAGTTAAACCTCTGTCAGCTTCTAATTTTGCTTGTGCTTTTTCTAATTCTAATCTTTTTTCTTGTACTTTTATTAATGCCTCTGAGCCAGTTGCAGGTTCTAAATCAGCAATAGCATTTTTAAGTGCCTTAAATTTACTTGTTAAGAAAACAACCGATCCCGTAAATACAGTTATTGCTCCAAATATAATATTTCTCTTTGTTGCCATATTAAATGATGTCATAGCAACAGTCATTCCATTTATCGCTGTCGCTATTCCAACAAATACACTCGCTATTTTAAGTGAAATTATACTTGCAAATACTGTTAAGACTGTATCAGCATTATCTTTTAAAGACTTAAACGTTTTGGCTAAACCAATAACCGCAACGGATAATGTCTTGCCAATCATAATAGCTAGTTTCTCAGTCGATCTTGCGTTATCCTCAAAGAATTTATTTAAACTACCCATCGCTTGTTTAAGGCTAGCAAAAAATGTTTCGTTTATTTGATTTTTAAAGGTGAATAATTTATCACCTAACATTGAGACTGTTCCCTCAAATGTTTCTGCTAGTGCGTCTGTTGCTGTAGCAAATCTACCATTGCCACTAAATACATCTTCAAATGCTTTTATAGTATCTTCAATAGATACTTTAGCACCTTGTTGAAAACCTAATAAACTTCTAACACCTTTTTCTCTAAATATATCTGCGGCAGCAATACCACCACTAAATGCTCTTTGAATTTGACTAGCAGTAGTTTGAAAATCTAATCCTGTAACTGCGGCAACATTACCTGTAATTTCTAATATACGAGATAGATCGTTAGCATTTTTTGATACAACTGCAAGATTACCAGAGGCTGACGCTATGTCCTCCAAACTAAATGGCACTTTACTTGCAAATTTTGCAAGATTATCAAATGCTAATGCACCTTCTTGAGCGGAGCCAAATAAAAACTTAAATCTAACTTTTAAACTTTCAACTTCTTTGCCTGTTTGTACTAAATTCTTAATTAATAAACCTGTACCTAATCCTAAAAAAGCATTACGCAAATTAAAAACAGATTTTTTTAATCCATCTAAACCTTTCTTAGTAGCATTGACAGCATTTTTGGTTTTATCCTGTGCAACTATATCTATTTTAACTTTTTTATCAGCCATTTATCTCCTAGCTCTAGATTTTGCCATATTCATTTGATGTTGTTCTTTTTTGTTTTTATCTTCTAAAAATACAATCCAAGTCATAAATTCTTCAACTGAAAATTTTTTAACTTGATGTATAGGAATTTTAAGATAATCGGCTAATTGAACTATTGCAGAATAGTCGAAGTCGTTATCTATTTTTTTTTAATATCTTCTTTTGTCGGTGTGAGCATTAACCAAGTCGCTAGGTCTGCGACTAAATCTGGGTCTGCTTTTTTCATTAAATGCATTTTATGCTCAAGTGTAAATAAATTTTTACCTTGCTCATCTAATGCTAATTCAATTAATACATATGCCAGTCCAGTGATTGTGTCAGCTTCCATTTTCTTTAACAACTTGCCTTTTTTTTCTAATGTTAAAGGCTCTTTATATATTGTTAAATCCCAGTCTTCAAAATATTTGCTTTCGCCTGTACTTAAAGAATTGAAATGGTCTTTAATTTTATCAATAGCTGACATATGTATTTTTTATCCTAATTTAGATTAATTGTCAAATTATACTGTACCTCTACTGATAGCACCATTTATTTGACAAGAAATAGAT